GTTGTCCGAGGCATCCTTGACCGTGTCGTCACCCAACAGCACATAAAGCGGAGGTATGCCGCCCTGGGGCAGCGCATCGTAGACGGCGCCACCGATCAGGTCCGACACCGCAGGATCGCCGGTCAATTGCTGATAGATCGCCGCCTGCAGCGCCTGTGCTGTCGCATAGCTCATGACGCCACCTCTTCGGTCGCCCGGCAGATCAGGTAGCGGCCGTTTGGGTCCAGTTCTGTTACTGCCTCGATCGCGAAGAACCGCGTGCCCTGCCGGAAGCGCTGGCCAGGCAGTGGTCGGCGGTCGTTGGCGACGGGGGCGGCGCGCACCACGATGCGCAACGGCTGCCGTGACAGGGGCAGACCGTTCTTGCCGGTCTCGCGCCCCGTGCCGGGTGTGATCTGTGCCCAATGCATCCCCAGCGCGATCCATGTGGCAGAGAAGCCACCTGCGCCATCGGGGCTGCGCTGCGCTGCCTCCAACACAAGTTGTTGCGACAGATGCGGACCGGTCATGCCTGACCTCCGATCAACAGCCGCACGGTGCGGTAACGGTCGATCAGGGCAGAGACGCCGTAGGGCATCGCATGGGGGGCCATCGCGACCTCGTGCCGGTATTCGTAGAAGTGTGCCGCCAGCATCAGCACCGCCTGCGCCAGATCGGACGGCAGGTCGGTGAAATCGGGACCGAACCCCGCCAGAAGCGTCATCCGCGCAGCACCCTTGTGTGGGATCGACGGCAGGACCGCTCCGGTGGGCACCAGCGCGGGGCGCCGCGCGTCGGGGGCAAAGGTGAAGCCCTCGGTCCGGACGGTTTCCGCGCCTGTCGCGTCGATCAACGTGATCTCACCCACGGCAGACAGCGGGGCCACCGGCACCGGTTGCCGCGCAGGATCGCGCCAGGCCGTCACGGTCCACGCGAAATCGCGTTCGATCAGGATCTTGCCGGTGCGGGCCTCGATGGCGGCCAAGGCGGCGCGCAGATAGGTTTCCAGCAGGTGATCCTGCAAATCGTCATCGGCAAAGCCGCTGCCCAGACGCAGATGCTCGCGGAATGCGGCAAGCGGCAGGGCCTCCTGCGCCACGGCGGTAAGTTCGACAAGGTTCATGGGCAGGGCCTCTTGGCGGGTGTTTCAATCAATCGGATGGGTCCGGGCGGTGCCCTGTCCGGCCTGCCCGCCACTTGGGCGGAGGGAGGGCTGGACAGCGGACAAACGGGTGAACAAGGTCACCGCCCGGGATCAGGTCCGCCCTATGCCGGGGGCGAACCCGAAGCGGTTCAGGCCCGGATCAGGCGGTGCCGAACTTCAGCAGCTTGATCGCCTTGTAGTCAGAGACACCGCCGCCGACGCGCTTGGTGGCGTAGAACAGAACGTGCGGCTTGGCCGAGAAGGGATCACGCAGGACGCGCAGGTCCGGGCGTTCGGCAATCGTATAGCCCGCGCCGAAATTGCCGAAAGCCACGGCAAAGGCGTTCGCCCCGATTTCGGGCATGTCCTCGGCCACCAGAACGGGGTAGCCCAACAGGCGTGCAGGCTCGCCCGCTGCCAGACCGTCGGACCACAGGAACCGTCCGTCAGCGTCCTTGAGCTTGCGCAGCTGGCCTGCGGTGCGCGAATTCATCACGAACGACGCCCCCGCCCGGTATTGCGCCCCCAGCGAATAAACGAGATCGATGATCGCATCCGCATTGCCAAAACCCGTCTCGTCGCCCGTCACGCTGTAGCCCAGCGACCCCCACGCCCAGCTGTCGTTCGCCACTGTCGGATAGGTCATCAACCCGCGCGGCTTGTCGACACCGTCACCGCTGATGAATGCCGCAGCCTCGGACCGGGCGAACTTGTCCGCGATCCGCTGAGCAAGCCAGCCTTCGATATCAAAGGCGCTGTCGTCCAGCAGGCGCTGGCTGGCCTTGGGCAGCGCGGACAATTCGTGCAGCGGGATCGTGATGCGGTCGATCACGGGGCTGTCGGTCTCGGGCACGGACCCGGTTTCGGTGGCCCAGCCCGCACCGATATCGGCATGATCGACCAGCACGTCGAAAGAGGTCGCATCGACCGTCACGACACTGGCCACGGCCCGCAACGACGCGGTCGACGACAGGGTGGACTTGATCGTCTCGGCGGTCTGTGGGTCAACCAGATAGCCACCGTCGGCAGCGACAGCCGTGGTCATGCCCTTGGACTCGACCTCGACACCGCGCAGGGCGTCATCATCGCCAGACCGCAGGTAGGCGGCAAAGGCTTTCTGGTGCGGCGCCTCTTCGGTGGCGGCCCGGGCCAAGGCGGGGCGCTGGGCCAGAATGGATTTGCGGTCCAGCTTGTTCATACGGTCTTCCTGACGTTGCAAGGTGGCGTGAATGCCGGTTGAGAAGGTCTTGAAATCCTGCACGAAACCGCCAATCGGGGTGCGCAGGTCCTCGGCCGGAGACAAAGCCTCTCCGGTCCGAGACGGCGTCTCGGGTTTGCTCATGGTCTGTCCTTTGGTTGTGGGTCAGGGATCGGGGAAAAGGGTTTCGCGGGCCTGATCGAACAGCAGCGCCAGCTCGTGCAGCGTCGCATCCTCGGGCGCGTCGGCCTTGGCCGCGACACGGGCGTCGGGCAGCATCGGGAAGGTCACCAGCGAGACCTCCCACAGTTCAAGCTCTGACAGCACCCGCCCGCCGCGCTCGCCTTTCTGGGCCTTGACCGTGCGGTATCCGATGGACAGCCCGTCAATGGCTCCCGCACCAATCAGGGCCGCCGCCTCGCGCCCGCGATCGACGTCTGTCAGGATGCGACCCTTGACGAACAGCCCGCGCCTGTCCTCGCGCACCTCCTCCCAAACGCCGATGGGCTGGCACGGATCATGCTGCCACAGCATCTTGACCTTGCTGTTCGCAAGCGCGAGCCGGGCCAGAGACGCTGCATAGGCCCCCGCTGTCACCGTATCGCCACCCTGATCGGCCTGCCCGAAAAGCGACGCATAGCCGCTGATCTGCGTGCCGTCGGTCACTGTCAGTTCGGTGCCAAGCGGCAGGTATTTCGTCTCTAACGTCATGGGGTATCCTTCAGACGGCGGTGGAAAGGGTGATGACGCGCAGGGCAACCAGCGCTGCCACGGCGCACAGAACCAGCCAGATCTGCCATTCCAGCCGCATCAGGTAGGTTTCGATCTGGTTCAGGCGCAGGTCCACCTGCGCGACCCAGAAATCAGCGGGCGGGACACGGGGTCGGCGCCCGTCCAGTCCGACCACCTTGGATTTCTCAGTCATGGCCGACCTCGCAGGACGGCAGACCCAGCAGGCTGCGCTTTTCGGCCTCGGTCAGAAAGGTCGCGTCGGCCACGCGGCGCCACTGGGCATCCCGTTCCGCCGACAGCGCCGGAATCTGGTCAAGGTCGGGCCGCAGGTCCAGCGCCTCGCCGCTGAAATCGTTCAGCCATTCCGCCAAGGTGGACAGAACGCGGCTGGCCAGCGGCAAGACCGTCAGGCGATAAAACGCCCGGTTCGCCTCCTGATAATTGGCATAGGTGGCGTCACCGGGGATGCCCAGCATCATCGGCGGCACGCCAAAGGCGGTTGCGATCTCGCGCGCGGCGGCCTCCTTGGTCTGGCGGAATTCCATGTCCGAAGGCGAAAAGCCCATCGGCTTCCAGTCCAGCCCGCCTTCCAGCAACATCGGACGGCCCGCGTTGCGCGCACCCTGATGCTGGCTTTCCATTTCGCTGGTCAGCCGGTCGTATTGATCCTGGCTCAGGTGCCCCTGCCCGTCGGTCCCCCGATAAACGATGGCCCCTGATGGTCGTGCCGCATTGTCCAGCAGCGCCTTGGACCAACGCGATGCCGCGTTGTGCACGTCGAGTGCGGTCGCAGCCGCCTGCATGGGGGAAAGGCCGTAGTGGTCGTCCTGTGGGTGAAATGTCTTCAGGTGACAGATCGGGCTGGGGCCATCGCCCACGTTGTAGCGGTGCTTTTTCGCGCCCACCGCGTATTCCCAACCCGCAGGCCAGCCGTCCGGCCCGGGCACGACCCGCATCCGATCGCACCGCAGCACGTGCAGTTCCACCGGCAGATCGCCTTCGCCCACCGCCTCGACATAGGCGTCGCCCGACAACAGAAGTTGCGCGTAGAGCGCTTCGAGAAGTTCCGCACGTCCCTGCCCTGCATTGGGCCGCGCCAGCAGATCCGCGACGGGATGGATTTCATAGCGGCGCAGACGGTCCTGCATGGTCAGCGGCAAGGCTGCCGCCGCCTCGGCGATCAGCTTGACCGAACGGTAGCCGACCGGATTCGCTGTGAAACCGGTGCGCGTCAGCGATGCC